CTCTAGTATGCCGTTTTAAGCCGTTTACAAACGATTTTAGATAGGTTTCTAAGGCACTGTGCCTGATTACCTTACGGATAAATTCTATGAGTTTCTCGTTCCTTGAAGTGCGTAAAATCTTTAATAAGGTATCCTTATCAGTCTTGAAACCCCCTAAGGATACATCCGATATAGTCTTTGGGGATATTCCAAATCCTGCAGGTTTATTAAGATTATGATAGACCACACCTTTGGTACCACATTTAGTGCATTTACTTCTTTTGACATAGGGTTCTTTATTTTTCTTATACTTTTGGATAGTTCCTACACCTTCACATGCATCACATTGTTCTGCCTTAGTTTTAAAGATAGGCTGAGTGTGTTCCATAATTAGTTTTTGGAATTGTAAGTTTGTTAGTCTAGGTCTTTTCTTTGCCTTTTTAGTATCTTTATCTGTTCCAATATTAAATACTTCCGACCATTTATTTTTATCAATAGGTTTTACACCATAGAACAACCAAGATAACTGCTCACTACTAGAAGGATTAATTTGGGTATCTCCCATATGTTCCCATATTGTTTCATTGATATCCTTTTTAACAACAGCCAATTCATCTTGAAATTCTTTTTCAATAGAATTAAGTTTCGATATGTCAATTTGAATACCATTAGATTCCATTTTTATAAGTGTCTTACAAAATTCATTAACCATTTTAACAGTCTTAATCATGCCTGAGTTTTTCTTGTCTTTGAAATCTTGCATTTGAGATTTAAATAAACTTCTTGTAACAATAACGTCTTTTCGACCATACTCATCTACAATGTTAATGGGTATATGTTCAAAGCTAATATTTTTTTCTAAGTATTCATCTACAATATCAGACTTCTGTTGAATACGTCTACGCAAACAAGAATCTTTTAATGAAAAACCTTTAGGAAAATGTCTAGCTAAAATATACTCAGCCAACATAGTATCATAGACTTTTCCTTCATAAGTAAATCCTGCTTCTTTCAACCACATCAAGTCAAACTTTATATTGTGGGCTACTAACAATGTAGTCTTGTCAAGAATATCTTGTATCTTTTGTTTTACATTTGGATCTTTTTCAAAAGGCTCAGTATGATATAGAAAAAAGTATTCATCATTAATACCAATACTCACTATTCTATTCAGAGGATTCTTAGGTGATGCATCTTTATCACCATCTTTATCAACCTGAAAAGTAGTTTCTATATCAAATACTGTTATCATACATCATACCTAGATAATTCTGGAATAATGGTACAAGGTATTACACCATGCCAACCTGTCATTTTGTTTTTACTGACTGCAATACTTCTCAAGTTTTCATCAGTGTCTAACAAATTTCTATAACCGATACCAAGAATTAAATCAGCTTCTGCTGCCTTTCCTGTTTTACTATTTTCCATCATATCAAACGATATGTCAAGTTTACCAGATGCCTCTGCCGATGCTTGTGATATTGCTAGGATACAACAATCTCTGCGTTTAGCTATCTCTCTAGCCCCTGTGTAGATAGCTCGTAACTTTTCATCTGTTCTTGCAAAGTTTCCACTTACATGAACTTTATCTAACTGATCAATAACTAATATATCAGGCTTAGTTTCAGCAGCCAAAGAGTCTACCTTATCTAAATTCCAATCTACTGTATCCGCAATATAAATATTATCTTTTATCTCTGCCCATTTCTTTGAAGCAGTTTCAGGATCTTGCTCTACATCATGGAGTGTCATGCCTGTAAAAGAGTTGATAATCCTCATTTTTGTACGATATCCTGATTCTTCATTCACAAGGGCTACAACCTTTGCCCCTTGGTGGGCGAATCCGTTTTCATTAGCAACCAAACTAACCCAAAAAGCAGTCTTACCACTTTCAGGTCTAGCAAAGACTACAACAAGATTGCCCGGACCCACACCACCAACACGTTCAGCTAAAGATTCCAAATTAAATTTATACTTACTTCTATCTTTTAAACATTCTAAGAGTTCATGAATATCGGAGGTTACAAATTCATAATCCTCTTTACTCAAATTATCTTTAGCCGAATCTAGTAAATTTTGTATATCATTAAAACCACCATCTCTACCATTAAATATTTCGGTGGACAATACTGCTATCTGTTGTGCAATATTTCTTTTATGTAAAGAAGATAATATCTCTGATGCTATCTCCTTATCAGAATCTTTTTCTTTTTGTATTTCCTCAATGAGGTTTCTAAAATTATCTCTGGCTGTTCGTGTGAGTGCAGGGTTGTAAACATCTACGTGTAATGATTCTACTTCTGGCAAAGTTAAATCTTTTTGTGATTTGTTATGGGCTTTTGTTATTGTTTCATAAAGATTTCCTGTTCCATTGGTAAACATACCTTTGGATACTTTTCCTTTATTCTTTTCATAGAAATCCTTATTAAGTAGCAGTTTTATTAATTGTTTTTCTATCATTTTAATCCTTATAATCTGGTTCTTCAATCCTCATTTGCATGTAAGATTGATCATATTGTATACCATATTTCTTTAAAAGCAAAACCTTAGCTTTTTGTTTTGCTTCCTCAAAGAAATCTCGAGATATGCCTCTAACTTCTATATCTTCGATTGGTATCTCAACAGTAATTAATAAATTGTGTGTTTTCATTAGTATTTAAAACGTACTGGGTATTCTTCTTCGTATTCATATTCATTTAAATAATTTTCACTCTTTTTACATTTATCACATATTCTGTGAAATTTATTATGAGAGTCAAATTGTTTAGTGCAAGACATACATTTTCTTTTTTGTGTAGACCTCCACTGAAACTCTTTCGTAGTATTTTTAGCATCTTCTCGCATCAATGGATTTTCAGCTCTATTGATCGCAGCCCATTCTAATTCGTAATCTATTTCCATAGTACACATTCCCTTTCAAAGTCTTGTTCAAATTCATCTATGATCTTATCACCAACTTTTTCTTTTAGCAAATCAATCAAACCATTGAACATGGCTTTTTTAACATTACCAACTGTCAAATCATGTGTAGTGTTAATGATATAACTTCGGTATCCTGTTTCTGTAAAAGGTAGTCTATATTTTTTTGGTGGTCGACAACCTGTAAATTCTTCATCTATAACATTATCTAAATCTCTATGTTCAAATGACATAAACCAAACAACATGTCGATCTCCTGTGTCAATAGTAATGTCCAAGACATCATTTAATTGTGCTAGGACAGGTTTATTCATAACGTCTAAAACCCTTGAAAATATTGGGTTTCTTGAGTTATTCTCTCTAGTATAAGTTAGTTTAGTGGTTTCATCCATGTTGGTTTTTCCCTTCCTTTACTCCAACGAGCAAATCTGATTTTATCACCACGATAATAGTTTCTGTATGCTGTCACGTAATCTTTTGTTTTGTATTGATCAGGCATACATTGTGGTGGTTCTGTAAAAGTACTACTAGGGATATCTCTCTTGTAGTTATTATCTACAATAGCATTAATAACACTAGCAGATTTGTGTTCCTTATCATATCGATAAGTATATTCTTCTGCAATAGCACGTGCATGATCTAATGCCCATACAAAGTTTTCTCTACTCTCACTTACCCAAATAGTCATTGGGTGTTTGGGATATGCCTGTTTGTATATCCCTGTTGATATACCAATAGTATATTGGTGAAGTGCTGTTGATAACATCTGAGCAGTTTCCAATAACATTTTAGGCACATGCTTATCACAAAGGTACTCAGCAGCAACTTTGGGATCTTTATCTATAAAAAATATATTCATAGGTTTATTATATCCCTTTTCTTTTCGTATGACAAATCATATAAACATTTCCTTTATCTTTTCTTTTTCAAAGTATTTAAGATCATCTTCAAGTATCTTAACTTCACTAGGAATAAAGTATCTTAGTTTATTGGATATGGCAAATGATTTGGTTGTTGCATCTCGATCTAAGGCAACAATAACTTTTCTGAATTTAGTTTTCAATATCGGGATATAACTGTCTGGTAAAGATGTACCCATTAGAGCTACGCCAGTATGGATTTCAGAAACAGCACAAGCTGAGGCACAGTCCTCAACCAGTACAGCTATATCACTATCGCCACAAATGAATGGCGTTTCCTTTTCCCCATAAATATACCATTTGGGGTAAACTTTTGAATTAAGACCTCGACCTATTGCACCACGAATATTTTTATCTTCATCCTGAATTAGAAATGCAATTCTATTTTGTCGAGGATCATACATGAAGGAGGCTTTTCCTTTTTTATATGCGTCATAACAATTATTTTTTCTTATGTAATCAATACACTTTTCATTTGATAAGATAGAGGTAAACTGTGGGGGTACAGAGAAACTTTTCCTTTTCCTTTTCCTTTCCTCGTCACTACGGTCATAGTTTTCTATCGTAGCTTGTACATCTTCCATAGTCAGTTTGCCTGTGTGTTTTCCACGAGCATTACATGACGCATGAAAGCAATACCACGATAATTTAGAATTATTCTTTTTGATTATAAATGTATTGGAATGAGTACAGAATGGGCAATCCATTCGTATGTCGCAGTCAGCATGAGCAATGCTTTCCACAACTGCTAGTTGTTTCTGAAAATCCATGACCATAGGTATATACCATAAAACAGAATTTGTCAAATGAGATAAAAAAAAGGGCGACTGGTAGAAACCAATCGCCCTAAATTATTCTATATAGATTTAAAATGATCTGACTTAGGAACTCTTGCTTACGTTGTGAAATAGTCACGACTTATTAGTATCGATAAGGTTCTGCAGAAGCGAACGATACGACAGTCAATCACAATCCCATATCAGAATCATAAGGTACTTTGCGTTGCGTTTGAATTTATACTAGGTTACGAACCCAAAACCTACCAAATGGCTTACACCTAGTTTAGCACTGCTAAATGAAACACTTAATAGCTTTTTAAATGTTTCACTTAAAAGTGTAGGTAGGTCATCAAACACTAACTTCCCTACCTCTCCCTCGCACAGATTACTGTGGGTGTTTGGGATTACACTTGGGTAGTTTGTAAAGGGAAGAACGCATATATCTTGCTTTATATATCCTCTTCTGCTTGTAGGCACTACCCAAGCCTTTTTGAGTAAGCGTCTAACCACCTGCTTTTGCCTTACATATAACTCTGGCTCAATGCAATACACTGTTAGCTTCTGTCTTTCTTACTTATTCCTGTACAGGAAACTTTTATCCCCAATAGTTTTCAAACTTTCTTTGTTCATAATCTTCTGCATAATCTTGTGTGATATTTCTAACACACGCATCTAAATCTTCTATAAGATATTCTTTACCCCATACAAATAATGCACATAGTTTTACAAACCAATTCATATTTTTGTATGACTCAGCCACGATTTCATCGTGGTGTTGAAACTCATAATTTTCTCTAGCTGTTATATCAATCTGATGTTCTAGCCAAGATTTAAAGCCTATTCGTTTAATATATTTTATTTCTTTGACAAAATTATTAAGTTTTCTTTTGACCTTTTTCATTATTACCTTTCCTTTTTTTGTTGTTATATATACATTGTACACTATATTCTTCTATGTGTCCAATCAATTCAATTTCTTTCAAAGTTTCTTGCTGATTCAATTCACATTGTCTTTTGGTATCAAAGTATGCCTTGAGATCAACGCAAGTACCAGAGATACAAAGATATGTTATCAATAAATAATTCATTTTATAATCTTTGAGTACAGTAAGCACCCACTATCACTGCAATTATTTTCATGATAATAGATGCCTACTGCTATTAAAGTGATAAGGATAGATAATGCAAACAACAGTTTTACCACTTTAAACTTTTTTAGCTTCCTTTATTTTATGCACAATATCACCTATGGCATAAATCATAACAGCAATACCACAAAGAACTAATAGATTGAGTATTACCATAACTAATAATATAGCGTCATACATAAACAACTTCCTTTACGTTTTCTTCTGCACCATTGTTTAAAACATAATGCTGATTTCCTACTTTAAGATATTTAATACCTTCGTAGTTTATGTTGATGTAATCGCCTTTGTCGATATCGAAAGCTAATAAATATTTACTGCTATCGTTTTTAGACGCACCTCCTTTTAGTTTACGCCATTCACCATTCTTTAGCTTCCAACGATTTCTTATTTTGAAATCACAGTAGGCTATGCGTACTTCATTGTTTTTCTTACGGAAATAAACTCTAAACTTTTTATCTCCGATTAGTCTTTTGATGTCCTGAGGACTATAAGTTTCTATAAACATATTTAACTCCTTATACTGTTAGTATATCACCAAATGTCTTGTACTGCAAATCAATCTTAGTAATCAAAGATCGTATCAAGCCTATCCGAAAACTTATCTAGCCAAGGGGTGACTAAATAGTCTGATAAATCCTCAATACTATTGTCAGAATAGTGTTTAATATAATACGCCCAACAATAATCGGAAAAAACAATATGAGCCATATTTCCTATATCCTCTACGTATTTTATTGTTTCTTCTATCTTATCTGTAAATTTCCATTTTTTTTCGTCATAGGGATTTACTTGATCAGGGTATAACACTTCCCCTGATTGTTGAACTAGCCATTTGAGATTACGTTTTGTAGCTTCTTCTAAAAGAAGTTTCAACACGTTGGGTTTGCGAGATTCAAATTCATACATTTTACTTTCCTTTCTCTAAAGTGTAGGCGACTTTTGATAACAAATCACACGTATTCTGAAGTGTTTTCAAAACAGTTTCTATCCTTCTCTTGTTGTTATTTTTTATGTCAGGGTGATTTTCTACCCTTTCATAATTTAACATAGTGTTGAAGAATTTTTCCGTATCTCTCACAGAATAAGCACAGATTTTTACTGTGTTTATAACTTCTGCATCATTGATAAAATATTTAGGCTTGTCTTTTTCCATTACAATAAAACTCCTCTGGATCTCCATTCATAGTTTTTCCGTCTACCCAAGTTAATCCTACATAATAATTTGTTGCAGGACAATGTATTAAATACCTACCAAGTTCATCTTTAATGACATGATACTGATTATTAAACCAATTAACAAGATATCCGTCATCTACTTTCCTCTTTATTTCTTCTAGTTCCATTCAAGTATTCCTTTCCTATTTCTATTACTCTATTTCTTCGTCTTTCTAATTGATCAAACCTTGCTCTATCCTCTTTTTAGACAAACAATCCATTTGTTTCATGTATTGGTCTAGATATCTTGCTCATCTTTATGGCAATCTTTAACTGCAATTTAAAGATTCTATCTGGTAAACTGTATAAATTCATAGTTCATCTCCTAATGATAATGATAGCTTACATTCTTTACTCGTTTATCCCAACAGGCACGACAGTCTTTACACTCGTTATCTTGTTGGTGGGCAGGGCAAGGATAACCAACAGGAGATTTATCCTTATGGATTGTTGATGTATGAGTAGCCCGTAAGGGTGGCTGTCCGTCAACCATTGTTGCCGACATGCGTACAACGAGATTGCTTGGGAATACTTTGCCATGACCATACAGATACTCTTGTATCAATCTATGCTCTCTTGTTGGTATCCAATGTTTTATCCAAGGGGTATGACTTACAACATTAACAATTTTGTCTAAGTGTTCTACGTCTTGGATATCCCCTGCATCATGCCAACGGAATACACGTTGCTTTTTCGGTAGTGTTTTGGGTATTCTCTTGGTTAAGAGAAACACCATAGCATCTACCCAATGCTCGTGTCGTATGGCACGAAACCTGACATATTGGGCTTTACTGATAGTCTTTTGATAGACTTTGTAAAAACCCTCAAAGGCATAACAGCTTTCACAACTGCTACCCTTTTTGTTTCTAAGTTTACTACCCACCTTACATTCTTGGGGTGGTAGTCCGTAAGAATAGCTAGGCATCTTTGAGGGATTACTCAGTGAGCCTATTATTTCTAACGCTTGTTTCTGTGTTTTAATCATTTATTATCCTCAGTTAATATTAGCACAACTATTACTGTACACAAAATCAACATAAATATATCCAATATATACTCCTCTAAAATTTAATTTGACAAATCTGAAATCCATGCTATAATCTTAAAACTCCTTGGGGGTTACTATACCCCTAGAATACTGCCTCGTGGGTTAGTACAATCTCATACCAAACACTATTATCTTGTTTACTTAATTGAAAGACTATATTGTTTTCATATAGGAATTTTACCATTTCTTGCATATCTTTTTTGATTAATATCATTCTACTTGGTTGCATGGTCAAAGTCTAGTTCCAATTGTTTGGGTTGATTATCCTCTGGTGCTTGTTCTACGAATAATATCTTTTTATCTTTTTCTGATATTGATGTAGGATTACCTTGATCTTTATCAAGATAGATATTCCTTGCTTCTAGTTCGTTTACTGCGTCTACTGTGTAAGTTTCTGTGTAGCTTACCTCTACATAAATATTATACTGTGTCATGTTATCCTTTCATAGAACGTAGGGGATTGATTACCCCTACGCATTAATTATACTATAGTTTGTTCTATATATCAAACAGCTTCAACATAATAAACTGATCTATTCCTGATCGCTACAAAATTGGTCTTGTTGTTTCGCCAAGAAGCTATGAAGTCTTGCATGTTCCAAACAACTTCCCAATAAGTGCTTACGTGTGTTGCATCAGTTTTTTCCAAGATTAAAGATATCTGATTTGTTTTATCAAAATGAATATGCCTGATCTGATCTTTAGTGAACTCGATATGCCTTTGGTTAGACATATCGATTTGTTCCCTAGATGTCCAAGAGTCATCATCAATTGGGTGTCGATTGGCGTACATTGTTTGATACCACAACAAAGGCAGTGTCATCATTATCTTCTGATGAACTACGTTTTAATTGATCTTGTTTGATACGTTCTAAGGCATCACTTGATACAACGGATACAGCATTATCTGCAATCGTTCTACCCATTTGCTCAGATACTTCTGATGCTTCACCCCATACTTCCAACACTTGCTCGAAGTATTTACTTGATCTGATCAGTGCGTAGTAATCATCAAGGACTGATTGTCTATCTTTGATGATAGCATTAGCTGACTTTTCTGCATTTTCTATGAGAAGTTTGTAATCAGTGAATACTTTTTCTTCTTCTGCGTTAATAGATAATGCTCGATTATGACAATAAAGACCACTTGAAGGTGTCGTAAAAGACGTATCATCACCACCAAAGCCGTATTCTGCGTTGATCTGTTTAGTCATTGGCTCAATCTTATCCCGTTCAGCACAAAACTGATTGTATGATACACGCCTACCTAGAGAACTATCTCGGTATGCTAGGTAATTCATTGTATCAATACCATTGTTTACCATTTTATCAATAAACAAAGTACATGCTTGTGTATCTGTGAAAGGCGTAGATATAGCATTAGATGTGCCGTAATAGCTAGAGCCTTCTTTAAGATTTACATAAATCTGATCGTTATCTGATTGTGTATTCTTAAGATAGAAGCAACCCTCTTCTCGTGTGACATTGTACTTAGACAATATTTTCATATCATCTGCAGGAAAATTCCTATCCACAATAGTCTTGAGCGTTTTCTTCATCAAAGGTACGTGGTCTTTGATTGCTTGTAAGTTTGCCTTGTGTTCTTCCGTAGACTTCAAAGGCGTTTGTGCCACTTTCTTACGAGCAAGAGCATAAAGAA